TTTGGGATGATCCATGCAGAAGCAACAACAGCAGTAACGGCAGCAGTGGCCAAGTGCCTAGATGATTGGAACGAGAAGACAGGCGGCAACGAGTATGGCGAGCCTATGTATTGTGGCTTTGCTTGGGTAGACGTCAAGGTGCGTTCAAACTCAAAATTGGGCAAGGCGCTACAGAGTGTTGGCTTTAAGAAGAGCTGGCAGGGCGGCATACTACAACTTTGGGATCCTGCACAGCATCGTGGGCAGAGCATGGATTGCAAGGAAGTTGGTGCCAGTGCATATGCCAAGGTGTTCCAGGACTACGGTATCAACATGTATATGGGATCGAGAGCAGACTAATGATTAATGCGTGGATACTAGTGATGTTCACCATAGTGGTAGGCGTTATCGCCTACCACACTATATAGTGGAGACCCAGATGCAGACGATTTTCTTTTACTTTACACTGATGATTATGGCACTTGTGGGCTGGAGTGTGTTCACCTTTATCAACACATTATGGGGTTGACATTTCGCCAAAATGTGCTATAGTAATAGTATGAATAACAAAGGAGCGATGATTATGAAAACAATAATAAATGGCATAGCAGGCACGATACTTGTAGTAGGCCTTATGATGGTGGCAGGTAGTGCTAACGATTGCGATGGTAAGTGCATGGAGCAGGCCAACACTATTGGTGAGATGCTGATGTATGCAGGCCTAGGCATGACTATGTTTGTGTTTGGTGCGTTGGTATTGATGAGAAATGCAGTTGAATAAACTAATACTCCTAGCAGTGTGTGCCGTGATGCTGAGTGCATGCGGCACAATGACACCCAAAGACATGCTAAGAGCAACACAGAGTGCTGTTAACCTAAACAAGATATATGAGAACAGCACTGTTAAAGAGGAAGTGAAATGGCGAATAAGATCCGCAGTTGGGCAATAGTAGTTGTGGTAGGGTGCATCCTAGGAGGATGTGCTTATCCATACAACAAGGATCGTCCTTATGATCCCGACTTTGATAAGGGCGAATCGCTGTTTGATCAGATCCCAAATTGGGAAGGTGAAGCCCGTAAGGTGTGCGCGGGACATCTACCCCCAGAACAACGCAAGCCACATCAGACAGGGAGGTGCTAGTGTATAGAGTATACTACACACAGGACACTGTAGAGCAATACGAAGGCTTCTACGAAACACAGGAAGAAGCCGAAGAGGTTGCCGAGGCAGTGGCAGATGATTACGAAGCAGAGAGAGTTGAAGTAAGAGATCGATACGACAATATTCTTTTCGTGATTGGTGATGAGACGATGGTGGCCGGTTAGGGGCGACCGGTTATAGTGTGTGTGCTGTAGTGCTAGTATTTTTTGGCTAGTGGTCTAAAATCACCAGGCCGATGATAAACTTTCCTGATATATAAAAATTTGCGCAGCAATTTTTTTAGACCTGTAGACCCATTTCGGGCAACGATAAATACACATATGCAGATACTTGTAGAACGCAAGGCAGGTAAGCCACAACGCTACATAGTTCTCGATGAAGCAGGCCGCGTTGTTATAATAACCACAAACAAGACCCTAGCACAGAGCTATAGGTCATGAATCACTACTGTGTGCTAACCCGAGATCTACAGGGCGGTGCTTTTTTCCGTGATATAAAAAGCCTACAGTGCGAAATAGAAATACACCTTAATAGAACACGCTTTTGGCTGGATCCCAGTCTACCCAACCATACTCAATTCTATCTTAAATGGAGTCACGTTATACATGACGTGCATCCTAGGGAAAACCTGTCAAGTGGACTAGTAGATGTATAGTCTAACACTAGAATATCCACGCAGCAAAGACACCATGTATTGTGACATGATCACACACGCTGCTAACGTAGAACTCTTGGTGCATGGCATATATGCACTACAAAACACACACAAAACGCTGTTATTTGATCACAGTAGAGATCTTACACTAGCACTGCTGCTGCTGTCAAACTCACCGCTGTATCGTGCTAAAATAACGTCTAATACGCCTATTTCAGGGCATTTATTATAGTAGCCAGTAAATACTTATAGAACTTACGTGATTTGGATCACTCACAATCAAGTAAGGTAGATTGCACCAGCGTTAGAGCGTGCTATATAATAGTCAAGTGTGCAGTTGGACATCGCGTAGTTCTTTTTATGCATGCAGAGGATAAATACAGCATGACGAGAAAATATCTTATAGCAAAAGCCCACAACACAGTTACTGGTCAAAACATCATGATGCGTGATCTCAATGGCGCTAAAATTGATGTGCTACAGCGTAAACTAGCAGAAGAATTTGCACAGAAATACGCTGACAAACTCACTAACCGCACAGGCGATCTATGGACTGCTTCAGTGGTTGAATACACACCTGGCACTGTAACTGCTTAAACCACCTTTCACACTGTAGAGCACGGTCGACGAAGTCTTGCCGGCCAGAGACAAAATTCTGCGACAAATCTGCTGCGCTACCGCTTGCTGCTTCGCAGCGTTCTAAATCGCTTACCGCTTCGCGGCTGTAAAATCGCGGACGGCTTCGCCGCTTTTTCAGGCAGTATAGCACCAGTGCGTAGAAAATGCTGTGTCAGTGGATTACGAGGATAGTAGGTCTTTTCAGCCATTTGGTTTTACTTATCTTAAATCCGTGTAAAAGAGATAAGTAGTTGCCATGAATCATCATTGGGAAATACGAGCTGCTCTTATACTCATACTGCTACTTGTGGTTTTGGGTCTGCAGGCCTGTGGTCAAGCACCTGTTATTGATCGTGTGTTGGATCCTGAACCTAAACAGCACGCACAAGACACAGAACTAGAAAGTCAAGGAGTTTCCAACTTCCAAAGCATAGCAGATGCACTAGGCTGTGTATTTGCCCCTCAAACCTGTGAAAACACTTCAAAATAGATAACTAGTCATATAATCAATTTCAACCCTAACCCGGGAGAGTTATGGCTAAACTAGCAAAGACGTATGTTGCACATATACCTACGCCTAAGAAAACTTCTCAAAGCAGCCGTAAGCGCAGTTGTAAAAGTAGCTCGATGAACAAGCACAAAAAGAGAAGTCATAAATTTAACAGAGGACAAGGAAGATAATGGCCGTTAAGAAACACAAAGGAATTATCACACAACACATTCAAAGACAGCACGATGGAAGAGATATTGTGCCAACTAGATACATCGCCAAAGGTGCAGGCAGAGGCATTATGTGTGCTGCCTATAAAGACACTAGAGATCTTGTTTTGGACGGTAGTGGTAATCCAATTCCATGGAATAGAGCATAACACTTTTTATAAGCATAATGTAAATTAACGCCTTTATATGCGTATATTATTGTTATATAGTGTTTGTGGTGCATGCAGCACTAAACACCGCTGTATGACGCTTAAAATGCGTTTAAGGCGGTGTTTAGTGCATGTTTAGATATGCTGATTATCTATTTTCTGTATTAGTGCTTTCATTTGATTTTGGAGCGTAGTGGCCTATCGCTTCTGCTAGTGTGTCAAAAAACCCACTAATCTGTTGTTTGTTTCTTGCAAGTTGTTGCTTGCCTTGTTCCCAACTTTCTTTTTGATATTGAACTATTTCGTTCTTTTCATTTATAATAAATTGGGTTACTGGATTATTGATTGCCTTTTCTTTTACAGTATCTACTGTATCTACAATCGGATTAGTGTTTTCTGCGTGAGCTCTATTGATCCACGCTAGTGTTGCAAATGCAACCAAAAGTGTTATTATTATACCTGTTACTACGTTTTTCATTTTTGCCTCTTCTTGTTGTTGTTTTTTGGCCTGCTTGGAAGGATTCGAACCTCCGACCTTAAGTTCCGCAAACTTACGCTCTATCCATCTGAGCTACAAGCAGATACTTATAATATATAGGATAGTGTGTTGAAAGTCAACTAAAAACTACAAGTAACTTCGCCTTTTGGCGATACTTTTACAGGCAGATCGGATTCAAGTTTGGAAGGTTTCTTTCCGCTCTTTCTCTCCGCTTCAGATATTTTTTCTTTTTGGGTTATATCTACACCCGGATTGAATTCACAGTCTTTTATAGTGCTAGGGTTACATGCACTTAGGCTCAACAGAATCATGATCATGGCAAGCATAAGCAGAACAGTTGCTATATTTGTGTGGTTCATTATTTTTCTAATTGGTAAGCGTAGTTTATAGACTGTTGATTTTCTCTATATTTCCATGCACCATTACGTATGTGAAACTTTCTAGCCATTTCAGTTTTTGGACTTAGAGTGACTACGTTTTTTATAGTTGGTATATAGTTTTTGATTGCTTCCGTGGCTTTGATTATTAGATCTCTACCACAGCCTTTTTCATAACTCCAAATGGTATAAAATACCACTGTGTCTGCAAAGTCTGATCTAGTCATTTGCATTTCAGTTACATTAGCAGGTATACCTTGGCAGTAATTTACACAGGTAACTGCTCCTAGACTTTTATCTGACCATAATGCGTAAATTTCAGAATGTTGATTTATTCTTTCTTCAATTGGAATTTCTTTTCTTACCGGATCGTCTTTGATGATCTCTTTGATCCAATCATCTATGGTGCTAATTTTTTGCAACATTTATAGGCAATCTCCTCTGTATTGTATTTATTAGTAGAGAATTTCTGCCTGCTCTAGGCTGAGTTCTTCATCTTCAAGATCTCTTATCTCTTGATTAAGTTTATCTATCATACCTAGATTTCTTAGAATTTTGAAAACTAAATTTTCTGTTGACCATTCACCTGCTTTTTCTAGGCCTGCTTTGCGCATCTTTGTAATCTTTGTTTTCACTGCTCTTAATTTCGTTGTGTCTTTGCTTAGAAGTGCTGTTTCAATATCATGGTGTAAACTGTCTTTCTTTAATTTAACAGCCGCATCGTCAACTTTTGGTTTTACTTTTTTTGGTTTTTCTAACCATTGATCTGCAAGTATGCTGTATACACCTGTTGAGTGATGTGGTTCTGCTTCACCTTGCACATAACATTCTACCGGCAGTGCTTTAATTGTAATGTTATGTTCTTCTGCCCATAAACTCTTTTTAGCATTGTAAAGTTCACGCTCTGTTTCATCAGGCATGCCTTTAACAATAATATGTAGATCTAGATCTGAATATGCAGTCCATGTGTAGTTTGCATTTGATCCTGTCAGAGTATAATCTATTACATCTAGATCTATTCCAACAAACTCTTGGAACTTTTCTGCAATCTTGATTAATTGTTTTTTAATCTCAGGCTTGAGTGTATCGTTCTTCCACAGTTTAGGGTTCAGTCGTTTGTTAACTGTAACGTATTCTGCTTGTTCGAATAATAGTTCATTAATGCGCATACAGTATTTATCTGCATACTTAAAACTTGAATTTTATATCAAATCCTATAATAGTTCTATTTTTATCGCTGTAGTTAGGTTTCGTGTAGTGCAATACATTGCTAGGAACAATAAGCATTAATCCTTCGAAAGCAGTAGGCTTACTGATCATTGTTTGATCTGAGACAGGGTCATTAAGTGGATAAACAAAGTGTGTTGGTGTATGTTCTTCTTCATCATAGTTTAGATATAAAATTCCGCTAAACCCAGATCCTGCATGATTATGCGGACCGTGCATGTCACCTTTTTTATAGTTAACAGTCCATACACTTGTTAAAGCAAAAGTTTGTAATCTTGCTTCTGCTTTAAACATGTTAAGTTCATTATTAAACGTTTCACCAAATAATTTTAGATACCCAAGATTGTTTGTGTGTTTATCACTTTCAAACATTTGATTAGGGTTTCTAGTCATATCGTCAAAGTTAATATGATCTAAAAGTTTTTGTTTTTTGTTTTGCCAATCTTGAATTGGATATTGATAAAAATCAGTTTGAAATAATGGCGTTTTCATTTTGTCTCCTATCTAGCCCACATCAGTCCGTATGTCTGTGCAGTCTTATTGTTGTAAAATTCAACAATTAATTTTCTGTTGCCTTGATTACCTAGTTCTAACATTAGTTGACAATCTTCTTTAGGTTGCTCCCATATCCATTTGATATGATCTTCACCAATTTCTTTTTGAACCTTAGGCCAATCAATATCAAAAAAATCTTCTGGAACACTGTTTTTAATTGTATTTTTATATTTCCATTCATACAAGGTAACTTTAATATTCTTCATCTTCGGATCCCATATTATTCAGTATCTGTCTTAACTTAGTTGATTCTACCTTACCTTTTATTTTAGATACTGGAGCCCCGTCTGTTGGTTCCGTTCTTTGTTCTTCGTTACTTACTTCTGTCTTACGTTTGATTGAATCTATAATACTGCTACTACCGCGATTTTGTCCGTTGTAAGATTCTTGTTCGTCTTCTGGTAAATCTGTAATTCTAAGTGTTTCTACATTAAACTCTAAATCAACTTTTTGTCCTACACCACTAGAACTTCTAGTTTTCATTAACTGTATTTGATAACGTCCACGTTCACGCATAGCACGACTTGTGAAAATACCGAATACATTATCTGCTGTTTGTATTTTACTTAATCCGCCTGATATATGACTATGATCAAATTCTACTTCTTCAACTGCTCCTCTGTTTAACTGTGCCGCCGTTACAAATACACACTGTAGTTCCATTGCTAGATTACGCAATTCTTCAGATACATATTTGTCTTTGATAAACAAATCACTTGGTGCAATTCTTCTACTAGTTGGCATAAGCAAATCTAAATAGTCTACAAGTAAGACATCTACTTTGCGCCCCATTTTAATTTCATATTCTTTTAGATACGCTCTAATATCGTTAGCAGTCTTTCCGCTTGGCATATATTTGATCTGGAATGCTCCAGATTTTTTACCAATCATTTTTACTTTCATTTCAACATCATCAATATTTTTAAAAATGTCTCTAGTTGTAACGCCTGTAGTCATACTATCAACACGCATACTTACAAGTGCTTCTGAAAGTTCAAGTGTTAAGTAAACTACATTTAATCCTTCTAATGCCCAGTTAACACCTAAGTTAGCAAGGAACAAAGATTTACCTGCACCAGAACCTCCTGCAAAAATATTAAGTTCGCCTCTATTCATACCACCAAATAATTTTTTATCTAGTGTTGCCCAGCCTGTGCTGATCTGACCATTGTTATCTTTTAGGCCCATTAATCTTGCACGTGGATCTGCAAAATAATCTGTGCCCATATCTTTTGCCAAACCAATTTGCACTGCTTCTTTTACAATTGATTCAACCTGTCCATAATCTTTCTTTTCTAGTAAATCTGCACTTTGTATAATTGCTTTTTCTAATGCTTTGTGTCTTGTAAAACTTTCAAATTCATCGAGTAACCAGTCTAGATGTCCTTCTTTTAATTCACCAGGATGTTTTAAGTCTGTTCTACAATTTGCATTTACAATATCATACTCCGGCAATACACTGTATTCTTTTGCATATGTGTTTATAAATTCTGCGGCTTCTTGTAGTTTTCTATCAAACAATGTATGATCAAAAATACCTTGACATCTTACAAATGTCTCAGCATCAGAAAGCAT